GTCTTCCGTGACTGACTATGGATTTTGAAGGGGGTGTAATTGTGGCTCAGGGTGGCCGGAATAAGGCCGAATTGACGAAAGATCAGCGGATTGAAACAGAATACGCGCGGATGAAGGAATTGTTCTCCACAATGCCGGCAAACGAGCTGATGTTTTGCGACCCTCTGCTGCAAAATGCCGCTTTCATGAAGGTGACGCTGGAGGATCTGCAGCAGGCGATCAACGAAAACGGGGTCACCGATCAGTACCAGAACGGAGCGAACCAGAGCGGGACGAAAGCATCCGCGGACCTGCAGGCGTACAACAGCCTGGCGAAAGTGTACAACGCGCTGATGGACAAGCTGAGCGCGAAGCTCCCGAAACTGATGAAGCAGTCCAGATTGGCGGCGCTTCGGGATGAGTAAGAAGGCGGAAACGGACTGGATCCTGACATACTATCAGCAGATCCAGGACGGCACCGTGAACGTGGGGCACTGGATTCGGGAGTGGTACGCGCTTGTTGTTGACGGGCTGCAGCAGAAGCGCTTCTTCTTCGACACGAAGAAGGCGAGCAAGGTGATCCGGTTCTGCGAGAACTTCTGCCGGCATCACGAGGGACCGCTGGCGCCGAAGCTGATTAAGCTGGAGCTTTGGCAGAAGGCGTTCCTGAGCGTGATCTTCGGAATTGTGGATGCGGACGGGGACCGGCAGTTCCGGGAGGTTGTCCTGCAGATCGGGCGGAAGAACGGCAAGACCCTGCTGGCGGCGGCGATCAGCGCCTACATGATGTACATGGACGGCGAGTACGGCGCCAGGCTGTACTTTGTGGCGCCGAAGCTGGACCAGAGCCGGCTGTGTTTCAACGCCTTCCAGCAGATGATCATGAAGGAGCCGGAACTTAGCGACCTGGCGAAGAAGCGCAGGACGGACATCTACGTATCGAGCTCCAACAGTTCCGCCCAGCCGCTGGCATTCAGCTACCAGAAGTCGGACGGTCTGAACCCGTCGCTGACGGTCTGCGACGAGATCGCCAGCTGGCCAGGGGAAGGCGGCTTGAAACAGTACGAGGTACTGAAGAGCGCGCTGGGCGCCCGGCGGCAGCCGATGCTGCTTTCGATCAGCACGGCCGGGTATGTGAACGACGGAATCTTTGATGAACTGATCAAACGGTCCACCGCGGTGATCATGGGCACGAGCAAGGAAACGAGGCTCGCGCCTTTTTTGTACATGATCGACGATGTGGACAAGTGGAACGACATCAACGAACTGAAGAAGGCGAACCCGAATATGGGCGTCTCCGTCAGTGTTGATTATATGCTTGAGGAAATTGCAGTCGCCGAAGGAAGCCTGAGCAAGAAGACGGAGTTCCTGACGAAGTACTGCAACATCAAGCAGAACAGTAGCCAGGCATGGCTGACGGCGCAGGACGTGAAGAAGTGCTTCGGGAATGACCTGTCGTTTGAGGACTTCCGGCATAGCTACGCGCTGGGCGGGATTGACCTGAGCCTGGCGGTGGACCTGACGGCCGCGGTGATCGTGATCGAGAAGGACGGGGTCAGCTGGTTCGGGACGCAGTTCTTTATGCCGGCAAACAAGGTGGAGGAAGCGACGGCCCGGGACGGGCTGCCGTATCGCATCTACGCCGAGCGGGGGCTGCTGACCATCTCGGGCGAGAACACGGTGGACTACCACGACGTGCACGAGTGGTTCCGGATGCTGGAAAAGCAGTACGAGATCCTGCCGCTGAAGGTGGGCTACGACAGATACTCAGCGGCGTACCTGGTGCAGGACATGGAGGCGGACGGCTTCGACATGGAGAGCGTCAGCCAGGGAAGCAACCTGACGGGGGTCCTGATTGACATGGAAGGCATGATCAAGGACGGGCGGCTGCGGTGCATCAATGACAACGACCTGATGAAAATCCACATGCTGGATGCGGCCCTGAAGTTTGAAGAGGGAACGAACCGGAGAAGACTGATCAAGATGAGCGCAAAGCAGCACATCGACGGCATGGCCGCGCTGAGCGATGCAATCTGCATGCGCCATAACTACTACGAGGAACTTGCAGGGCAGCTCTGCAACAAGAGGTGAAGAGGATGGGACTGATTGACCGGATCTTCGGGAGACCGAGGGCCGCAGGCGCCGGGGAGAGCCGGTTTGAGACGCTGACGGCATACTCGCCGGTGTTCCGGAGCTGGGGCGGACAGATCTACGAGAGCGAACTGGTGCGGGCGGCGGTGGACGCAAAAGCCCGGCATGTGGGCAAACTGCAGTACCGGATGCAGGGCACGGCAAGGCAGAAACTGTACACGGCGACGAAACATGCGCCGAATCCGTGGTACACGTGGCCGCAGTTCCTGGAGCGGTGCAGCAACATCTACGAGGTGCAGAACAACCTGTTCATCGTGCCGATCCTGGACGAGATGGGTGAGGTTGCCGGATTTTTCCCGGCACTGCCCAGCACGTGCGAGGTGGTGGACCTGGGCGGGGAACCGTACCTGAAGTACACCTTCCGGAACGGGCAGAAGCGGAGCGCGCCCCTGCGGCGGTGCGCGGTGATCACCAAACACCAGCTGAACGATGACATCTTCGGCGAGGGAAACAACGCCCTGCTGCCGACCATGGAACTGGTGAACATGGTGAACCAGGGCATCATGGAAGGCGTGAAGAACGGCGCCACCTACCGGTTCATGGCCCAGCTGACGGGGAAAGCCTTTGACGAAGACCTCCGGAAAGAGCGGGAGCGGTTCGATAAGAACAACTTCCAGGGCAAAGGAGGCGGCCTGCTGCTGTTCGGCAACCAGATGACCAACGTGCAGCAACTGAAGCAGGATGGCTACAAGGTGGACGCGGATCAGATGAAGATGATCCAGACGTCAGTCGAAAATTACTTTGGAGTTAGCGAAAAAGTGCTCCGCAATGAGGCGACCGGCGATGAGCTGGCTGCCTTTTTTGACGGCGCCGTGGAACCTTTTGCCATCAAAATGTCGGACGGACTTTCCCGGATGGTCTTCACGGAGCGCGAGCGGAACGGCGGAAACGCCATCACGTTCACGGCGGACCGGCTGCAGTACATGAACATCTCCAGCAAGATCAGCATGGCGCAGCAGCTGGGGGACCGGGGCATCCTGACCATTGACGAGATCCGGGCGCTGTTCAACTATGACGAGCTTCCTGACGGGGTAGGGAAACACGTGCCGGCGCGCGGCGAGTACTACTTCGTGGACGAAGGGAAAGAGAAGGACGCGGATCCGAAGAAGGACGCGGACGATAAGAACGGAGGAAAAGAGGATGAATAAGGAAGTCCGGAGCCTGGAGTTTGAAATCCGGGCGGAGGAGACCGGCAGGGAGGAGCTGGCCGGGCGGCTGACGGGCACACCGATTGTGTTTGACCAGGTGACGGACCTGGGCATGATCCGGGAGGTTATCGACAAGGGCGCCCTGGCCAACACGGACCTGCGGGACGTGCGGTTCCTGGTGGGGCATGACACGAGCAGCATCCCGCTGGCCAGGAGCAGGAACAATAACGAAAACAGCACCATGCAGCTGACGGTAACGGACCGGGGCATGGAGATCCGCGTGGACCTGGACATCGAGGGCAACCCGCGGGCGAAGGAGCTTTATTCCGCCGTGAAGAGGGGCGACATATCCGGGATGTCGTTCATGTTCACGGTTGATAAAGACGCATGGGAGGACCTGGAGAGCGAGCAGCCGCTGAGGCGGATCACGTCCATCAGCAGGGTGTTCGAGGTTTCCGCGGTGACCTTCCCGGCGTATGAGGGCACGGACATACAGGCGGCATCCGAAGGCGGAGCGCTGGAGAGCGCAAAAGCCTCGCTGGAGAGCGCAAGGAAGCAGCTGGAAAAAGACCGGGCCGCACAGGCTGAACAGGAACGCCGGACGGCGCTGCTGGAGAGGCTGAACAATCTGACAAAGGAGGGCAGCGACGAATGAACCTGTCCGAAATGAACGGCGAACAGCTGGAAGCCAGGCTGGAAGAGCTGAAGAACGAAACCAGCGAAGAGAAGCGGGACACGCTGGATAACGATGAACTGGAAGCCCGCATCACCGAGATGGAAGCCCTGAAGGCTGAAATCGAAAAACGCAAAGCCGCCGCGGCCGAAGAGGCCCGGGAGGCAGAGGAAGCCGCCAAACTGGACGGCAAAAAAATCATTGAGGAGGAAAGAAAAATGACTTACGAAGTGAACACCCCCGAATACCGGGACGCGTTCCTGCGCAACCTGCAGGGCAAGGAACTGAATGCTGAAGAGCGTGCCGCCGTGACGGCCACCGCAGCCATCCCCACCCAGACCATGAACCAGATCGTGGGCAAACTGGAACAGAATCCCCTGATCGCGGCCGTTGACGTGACCAACATCCCCGGCTACGTGACCTACCCGGCTGAAGGCACCATCAACGACGCTGCCTGGGTTGCCATGGGCACCGCTGCCACCGATTCCGCTGACACGCTGACCGCCGTGACCCTGGGCGCCTACAAGCTGATCAAGACCGTGGAAATCACCGCGGACGTGGAAGCCATGAGCGTGGACGCCTTCGAGACCTGGCTGGTCGCCCGCCTGGCGAACAAGATTGAAAAGGCCATCGACGCCGGAATCCTGAACGGCGGCGGCTCCACCTCCGGCGAGTGCCTGGGCATCAAGACCAGCAAGAGCACCGCGGACTACAAGTACACCAAGGCTGCCATGAACTGGAAGGACATCACCGCCATCATCGGCAAGCTGGCCGGACAGTACCACAACGGCGCTTCCTTCGTTATGCCCCCGGCCCTGTTCTACGGCGAAGTGCTGGGCATGACCGACTCCACCGGCAACCGCGTGGTTGTTATGGATCCACAGGAACCCCGGAAGTACAACGTGCTGGGCTTCCCCTGCATCGTGGACGGCAACGCCGCGACCGACGAGGTTTACTTCGGTGACCTGAAGGCCTACAAGTTCAACTTCGCCAAGGCGGTTGAAGTGAAGAGCTCTGAAGACGCTGCCTTCCGCACCGGCTCCAAGGTGTACCGCGCCATGACCCTGGCTGACGGCAAACTGGCTGACGCCAACGCCATCGTCCGGGCCATCCGTTCCACCTGATCGGAAACTGAATAACGGGCGGGGGAGCGATCCTCCGCCCCTGACTTTTCAAAAGGAGTGCTGACCCTATGAAAACATTGATTGCGATTCCCTGCGGGGACCAACTGGAAGCCAACTTCGTGGAATGCCTGCTGAAGCTGCGGCCTGTGGGCAGCGTGGATATCAAACTGCTGAAGGGCACGCTGGTGTACGACGCCAGGAACCAGCTGATCGACATGGCACTGAGGGCCGGCGGGTACGACTACATTCTGTGGCTGGACTCGGACATGACCTTCGAGCCGGACCTGCTGGAGCGCCTGATGGAGGACATCCAGGGAAAGCAGCTTGTGACGGGGCTGTGTTTCGGACGGCGGCCGCCCTTCAAACCGTGCATCTATACGGACGTGCGGATTGAGAAGGAAGGCCTGGGACTGATGCCCTACGCGGACAACTATTACGACTATCCGCGGGACCAGGTTTTCGAGATTGCAGCCTGCGGGTTTGCCTGCGTACTGATGACCATGGACATGGCGGAGGCCATGAGCGTGTACGGCGTCCCCTTCTTCCCGATTGCGGGGCTGGGCGAAGACCTGGCGTTCTGCTACCGGGCGAAGCAGCTGGACTACAAACTGTACTGCGACAGCCGCCTGAAAATCGGGCACATCATGCGCATGAGCGTGGACGAGAACTTCCGGGACAATGTGGTAGGGCCGGCAGATAAATAAGGCCTTTCAGGCGTTTACGCCTGTCTGGTGGGCGGGAGATCAGCACTCGCCCGCCCTTATTTTTTACAACAACTGAGGTGATGACAGATGCTGAAGGAATGCAGGCAGGCGCTGCGGATCACAACGGAGGCCTATGACGGCGAGCTCTGTTCCCTGATGATGGCCGGCGCGAAGGATCTGAAAATCGCAGGCGTGCGGATTCCCGGATCGGTGGTTTTCTCCGAGACGGAATCCGGTTCCCAAAGCGTCTGGGAGGACCGCAGCAGCCTGAAGGACGCCCTGGTGATCCGGGCGATCCTGACCTATGTGCGGGCGCACTTCGGCAGCCCGAACGATTACGAGCGGCTGAAGGAAAGCTACAACACACAGAAGGTCCAGCTGATGCACGCGTCGGACTACACCGACTATGACGGCGGTGATAGCGAATGATCCGGGCAGATGTGATGGACCTGATCACCGAAACGGCCAGCGCGCACGGCGTGCACCAGAGCGTGACGGAAACGGCGCGGACGGTGTACTGCACGGTGCAGAGCGTGAGCCGGAGCGAGTTTTACACGGCCGCCAACGCAGGGATGCGCCCGGAATGGGTGTTCCGGCTGGAGGCGGCGGAGGATTACCAGGACGAGCGGGTCGTGAGGTTCCGCGGACAGAAGCTCCGGGTGGTGCGGACGTACCTGACGGAGGACGGCGGCATCGAGATCACCTGCGAAAGGAGTGACGTGAATGGCACGGACTAACCGCAATGCGCAGACCGCGCCGGCCACAGTCACCCGGGACGCGGTGGACCTGCTGGTGGAGAAACTGAACGAAATCGAAGGCATTGACTTTGTGCGGGACGCCTGGGAGGACAAGGCGCCGGACAACTACGGCGTCGTTGAAATGGCTGAACAGGCCATGAGCCAGTGGGCAGACGACCGGATGGTGGAGCAGGCATTCAGCCTGACGGTGCACCTGTACGCCACGGACGGCAGCAACGCATGGATCGCGAAGATCCAGGAGAAGCTGGCGGAGGCCACCGACTGGTACAGCATGCTGCCGCACGAGTACGCCTGGGACATCGGGAAGAACCACTGGTCCTGGACGGCGTATATCATCGGCCCGCTGCAGTGGGAAGAGGGTGCCTGAGATGGCACGGTTTGAGTATTCCGCCGGGGAAGGCTTCGAGGGGAAACTGGACAGGCTGGACCGCGGCGCCATCCGGGAGATCGTGATGGCGGGGGCGGAGAAGTGCTCCAAGGACATGCAGGGTGTGATCGGCGCCTACAGGCACGTGAGGACCGGAAGCATGAAGGAGAACGTGAGGCCGGGCATCTACCACGAAGACCTGAACAGCGGCTGGGTGGAAGTATACCCGCAGGGCGTTGACGGCCGGGGCGTGAGCAACGCAAAGAAGGCGTTCGTGATCGACCGGGGCTACGGCGCCCGCCGGACGAAGAAGACCGGCGACAAGTTTATTACCAAGAACAAGAAGCAATTCCAGACTGACGTGACGAGGGCCATGCAGGACCGGAGCGACAGGCTGATTGCAGAGACTTTCAAGTAGGAGGGTAAAACCTATGGCAAGAATCGGACTGAAAAGCCTGACTTACGCCACCATCTCGACCGGCGGTGAAGGCAGCGCGGTGGTTTACACCGGCGGCGTGATGAAGGGCGACATGATGATGAGGGCGGACGTCACGCTGAACCACGAGGACGTGAAGATGTTCGCGGACAACCACGCGGTGGAGCGCGCCAACGGCGTGACCGGCGGCACCATCGCCCTGGAACTGGCGAAACTGCCCTTTGACGTACAGGAAGCCATCCTGGGCTACGCCGCCACCAGCAACGAGCTGACGGTGACCGAGGATCCGGCGCCCTATGTTGGCTTCGGCTACATCACCTGCGAGATTGAAGGCGGCGTGAAGAGCTACATGGGCTACTGGTTCCCGAAGTGCCAGTTCGGCCTGGACAGCGACAGCGCCAGCTCCAAGGGCGACAACACCGAGTTCCAGAGCAACCAGCTGACGGGCGAGATCCTGGGCGTGGTGACCACTGCCGGCGGCAAGGCGGAGTTCTACTACAAGGACAAGGAATCCACCGAAGCGCTGGCGACTGCCTGGCTGAAGACCAAGGCCGGCATCAGCACCTGACGGACACGGAGCGGAAGGACCTGAACCACCCTTCCGCTCCGGTTTTTGGGATTTTGGGAAAGTGAAAGACACGGAAAGGAAGGAAAAGGAAGATGGCAAGCATCACAGTTAACGGAAAGGAATACGGACTTCGGTTCGACCTGTACGCCATGGAACAGGTAGAAGAGGCATTCGGCAGCGTGAAGGGCGCCTTTGACGGGCTGCGGGAAGGAAAGCAGATCAAGACCACGCGGACGCTGTTCCGGATCCTGGCCAACAGCTGGCTGGGCTACCACGGGCAGGAGGAGACGGTGACCGGGGACGAGATCAAGCACGCGGACATGAACACGGTGATGGAGCTTTCCAAAGCGATTCAGGAGGCCATCGCCGAGGGATCCAAGAGCGAGACGACCGGGGGCAACGAAGCGGACGACAGCGTGCACGACGTGTTCCTGGAGGAGATAGAGAGAAAAAACTGAGCAACCGGCGGGGGACGAGGGTCCGGGAGTACTACGGATACGCCCTGATTGCCGGGATACGCGTGGAGGACGCCCGGCGGATGCTGCCGGGATTCATTATGGACATGTTCAAGATCCGGGCGGAGTACGACGTGCGGATCAACGGCGGAAAGATACAGAAGCGGCAGCTGCTGGGGGGATAAAACGTGGCGAGCAACGACATCAAGCAGAAAATCGTCCTGGAGGGGGAAAAAGAGTATAACCGGGCGCTGAGCGAAGCGAAACGGAACCTGAAGACCCTGCGGAGCGAGCTGAAGGCGGAGACCGCCGAACTGGGCGCCAACGCGACCGCCCAGCAGAAGAACGAGACCAGGATCAAGAGCCTGCAGAAGCAGATCAAGGAACAGGAAAAGGTCGTAAAGACCTACGAAGCTGCCCTGAAGGAAGTCAAGGACAAGTACGGCGACAACGAGGACGCCATCGCCAAGTGGGAACAGAAGCTGAACGATGCCCGGTACAGCCTGGCCAGCATGCGGAACGAGCTGGAGGGCGTGGGGAACAGCTTCAGGGACGTGCAGGGCAGCGCGGACATGGCCACGGTGTCCACCAAATCCGTGGCGGACGCCTTCGGGAAGCTGAGCGACATCGGCGGAACCATCAGCGACGGGATTGAAAGCGCCTTCAAGGGCCTGCTGAGCTCGGCGAAGGACACGGTGGAGGCCATCTGGGGCAGCATTGTGGACCTGGCGGCCCGGAGCAACAACCTGGAGGACCTGGCAGGCTTCTGGAACACGGACACGACGAAGATCCAAAAGTACGCCGGGGCAGTGACGGAGGTTTCCGGCACGCTGGAGGACCTGAACAGCCTGGTGACCAAGATCAACGCCGGGGACAGCAAGAAGATCGCCGAACTGACGGGCGTATCTGACGAAAACTACACAGACCAGTGGGAATATGCCATGGCGGTCATGGACGCCATGAGCAAGATGAGCAAGGAAAACCGGAACCAGGTTGCCTTTGACATCTTCGGCGGGCGGCAGGCCACCAAAGCCTTTGACCTGCTGAACGACTGGGAGAAGCTGCTGGACCACCTGGACAAGTACGATGCGGAAAAGGGCGGCTATGGCCTGAGCGAAGAAGAACTGACCACCATGTCCGACCTGTACGACAAGGTGAACGGACTGAAGCAGAGCTGGCAGAGCCTGAAGGACATGGCCACGGTGAAGCTGTTCGGCCAGCTGAGCATGGACCTGACGGGCAACGCCCAGGCGATTGTGGACAGCTTCCTGAAGTACTTCAACGCCGGCAGCGACGAGGAACGGAACCAGGCGCTGCAGGAAATCGAAACCAACATCACGGCCATGTTCGAGACGGCGAAGAAAGCCATCGAGGACGGCATTGCACTGCTGGGCAAGGTCGCGGAGGACCTGAAGGCCAGCGACAACCCCACGGCCCAGGCGCTGGGCAACATCCTGAGCGGGTTGGTGGACGCGCTGAAGTGGTTCACGGAAGACAACATGAACAACGTGGTGCACGCCCTGGAGATCCTGGCAGGCTTCTGGCTGACGGGGAAGGGTTTGCAGATGGGCGCGAAGATTGCGGAGGTTGTGAAGGACATCGCCGCCATCAAGGCCTTCAAGTTTGCCGGGGCAGGTTCGGAAATCGCCAGCGGGGCGGCCAGCGCGGGAACCGCGGCGGGCACCAGCTTCGGGGCGGCATTCCTGAAGGGATTTATCCAGGCGGCGCCGGCCCTGGCATCGGTGCTGGGCATCACGGCGGTGGCCATTGCACCGGCACTGGCGGCGCAGGCGGACGCGGAAAAGAAGGTTGAGGAACGCCGGGAACGGCGGCTGGAGGCTGCCGGGAACCTGGACAACAGCGCGGACGCGCAGTTCCTGCAGCAGCTGGCGGACGCCCTGGGACTGAAACGGGACGCCAACGGGAACCTGGTGAAGAACATCATCGGGCAGAACTGGATCGGCGGGAACGAGGCAGAGATTGAGCAGATGCTGATGGGCATGGGCGGCCGGAGCGACCTGGAGAAAGCCCAGCTTTACAACATCCTGAAAGAGACATACACCGGCGCGGGCTACAGCACCTGGGCGGAACTGCAGCGGATGTGGAGCGGCGAAGGGCTGGACCTTGGCCGGATGACGGCGCTGGCGGAAGCCATCGCGGACGCGTACAGCAACGGCGGGCCATCCCCGGACTGGTGGACAACCCAGGGCGGCAACTCCGGGAACACGGACGGGCTGACGGCGGTGGACGCCCAGAACATGACCAGCGCGGTGCAGCAGATGCCGAACGCGGTGGCCAAGGGCATCAGCGGCATCCGGGTGAACCTGGACGGGCAGACGGTGGGCCGCCTGGTGGCGCCCTACGTGAGCCAGCAGATCGCCCAGGAAATTCAATAAACGTTATTAAGGAGGAAGCCAGATGATCCTGAAAAGGCGGGTTTCGCTGGGCGGGGTGCAGCTGGACAGCCTGGACAACCGGATCCTGATCAGCGGCATTGACGAGGCCGCGGGCCGGGACAGCATCACGGGCATAGGCAGCGGCGGAAACGGCCAGCGGATCACGAAGAAGAAGCGGGAAAGCCTGGACATCACGGTCAAGTTCACGCTGAAGATCCGCAGCGACGAGATGGCAGAGCGGGAAGCCCTGCTGCAGAAGATCATCGGCTGGGCGGCGCCCGGTGGATGGCTGAAGCTGGCCTCCCGGCCCGGGCAGCAGCTGATGGTTGCCATGGCGCAGGCCCCGGGATCCGGGGACATGTTCAACTGGGCCAACGAGTTCACCATCGTATTCCGGGCGTACAGCGTGCCCTTCTGGATGGAAAGCACGGCGGTGAGCGCCAAGAGCGGGACCGCGGCGGAGGGGAGCATGACCATTGACGTGCCCGGGAACGCGGAGAGCGTGGCGGGCGCCATCATCGAGAACCGGAGCGGCAAGACCATCAACAGGATCACGCTGAAGGTGGGGGACAGTGAAATAAAGTTCACGGACCTGAACCTGGGCGGGACGGACACGCTGTACATCGAGCACACGATCCGGCCGGACATCGCCTTTTTCCGGGCGAGGACGGGGAACGGCGGCAGCGTGATGGCCAAGCGCAGCGGGGCGGACGACCTGAAGGTAAACCCCGGGGTGAACGCCATCACCTTCAGCGCTGACCGTGCGGTTGCGGTGACCGTCAACGTGAGGGGGCGGTACCTGTGATAGCCCTGCTGAAAGCGCACAGCCTGACAGTAAAGGACCATTTTGAGGCGGAGCGGTTCGCCCTGAACCTTTCCGAGCGGCAGAGCACCGCCAGCATTACGGTGGGGCCCCGGGCGCCGGCGATCACGGTGAACGACTGGCTGATGGACGAACACGGACCTGGGGCGGGCATCGTGTGGCGGGTGAAGAGCATCGACACGGACTACGCCACGGAGAGCCGGACGCTGAACTGCGAGCACCTGATCACGGGACTGCGTGACCTGGTAATGTTCGGCGAGGTGACGCCGGCAACCATCACGGGGAACAAGAAGGCCACCAGCTGCACCGCGGAACAGGCGGCGCGGTACGTGCTGAAGGGGCAGGGCGACTGGACGCTGGGTTCCATGGGATTCAGCAAGAGCGCCCCGTACAACTTCAACGGGGACGACCTGCTGAGCGCACTGGAAACCATTTCCGGCAGCCTGCTGGAAGCATGGTGGAGCTACGACTTCACGAGCTACCCCTTCAAACTGAATATCAAACCGAAAAGCACCCAGGTGGCCTGCGAGATGCGCATGGACCGGAACATCCGGAGCCTGAAGAAGACGGTGGACAAAACCCGGATGTTTACGCGGTTTTACCCCATCGGCAAGAACAACCTGAAGCTGGGCGGCGGCGGGTACGTGGAGAAGAACGCGAACCTGTACGGCGTGATCAGCAAGGTGGAGACGGACGGGGAGAAGGCCAGCGCGGCAGAGCTGAAGGCCTGGGCAGAGGAAAAGCTGAACAACCACGCCGAGCCGCTTGTAACTATCACGATCACCGGGCTGGACCTGAGCGAGGCCACCGGGGAGCCCCTGGACCGGCTGACCCTGGGCACGGTGTGCCGGGTGCCCCTGCCGGAGTTTGAAACGATCATCACGGAGCGGATCACGCGGCTGAGCTGGGGCGACAAACTGGCGGACCCGGAGAGCGTGAGCATCACCCTGGCCAACCAGGTGGAGGACGTGGCCAGCATCGTGAACCGGATCCAGAAGGCCGCTGGCAGCGGAGGACGGTCCGCGGCGAAGAAGGCCGGGGAAGACCATGCCTGGTTTGTGGACACGGAGGAACACGTGGGCATGGTTGCCGAGGCGGTGGCAGGCCCGGGAGCGGACAAGGACTGGAGCCGGGTTTCCTCCATCTTTGCTGACGGGAGCGGCATCCACCAGCGGGTGACCAAGACCGAGGGCGACCTGGTGGTGGCGGAGCAGCGGATTGAAAGCACGGAAACCAGCTGGACCAACACGGTGAGCGCCATCGGCAAGAACGGGAAGATCACGGTGGGCAGCATCTGCCTGGCCATCAACGAAAGCGGCGACCCGGAGGCGGTGATCAACGCAAAGAAGATCTACCTGCTGGGGCAGACCATCGCGAACACGGTGACGGCGGAGCTGATCCAGAGCAAGGTCAACCTGATGAGCAACCTGCGGGTGAAGCAGCTGACGGTGGCAACGGCCCTGAAGTTTGAAGGCGGCGACGGATGCACCATTACAGGAAGCCAGGCGGCGGACATTCTGCGGAACCTGCGGATATCAAGAAACGGAAATAATTACACACTGCAAAAGATCACCTGCGGCGGAGGATCGTGGGAGGATGTTGGGACTTTTAGCCGGGCCATTACTTCATGGGGCGTTGCGGGAAGTAGTGGCAAGGTAAAAGTCACAGCGCAACCGCAGAACCAGTCGAAAGAAGTACCGGTATCCATTAGCGGAGGAAACACGATATCAGCGAATGGTCAATATCTATATGACATCTATTATGAAGATGACAACGGGGACGATGTGAAGCTCCCAGGAACAACAAAGACAATTACAGTGGCAGTACATCCGAACAGTATGACATTGACAAGATCAAAGGCTGGAAGAACAAGCGGAGGGCTGGATGTGTATTACGGACAGCTTTATTACTGGGACGATGATGACGGAAGTTATATGCCAGCAGCTGCCGGGAATCATTACTGGTACTACAGCAGCACAAACCGCGCAGGCACAAACGCTGTTTACTATTAAGGAGGGCCACATGGAAGAGAATATCAAACTGTCTAACGAGATTCAAATCATCCTGAACACACTGCCCACACTGGAGATGCCTCCGACATTCGACAACACAAACAAAATGCTTGGAATGTACATGAAGCTGTATGCCGTGCGGGATGCCCTGGCGGAGAAAGAACAGGAGGAACAGGCCGATGGATACGATAGTGCTGAATGACGGAACGACCTGGAGCGGGTACGTTCTGGTGAGCGGGAATCAGCTGTTCTTCTATGTGAACGGCCAGACGCTGAAGCAGGTATTCGATAAGCTGATCGTGACCACGAAGGCAAAGAAAGTCACCTACAACAGCGGCGGGCAGAGCCAGGTTTTCAAAGGATACAGCAAGCTGATCGCGGTGCGGGACGAGGGAAACGACCTGATCACCGCCGTGACGGAAAAGGTGGTGTAAGAAGATGCCGAAGGTGAACGGATTTATCTTTCACGCGGACACAGGGGACTTTGAGATGTATGCCGGAGACACGGGCTCCGGCATTTTCCATATCAGCCGGAACAGCGGCGAGGATTGGACATCGGACGCCCGGGCACTGTTCACGGTGACCAGCCCCGGCGGCGACATTGTGATGCAGCGGATCTACCGGCTGGACGACCAGTACGACCTGGGGAATGGCCGGATCCTGATTGAGTTTCACAACGACGACACGGACACCTGGGGCGGCGGCACGTACCGGACGGAGATCCGGGTGGACGCTGACCCGACATGGGACGGGACGCCAAGCGAGGCCCGGTGCGTGGACGCACTGGCGGAGGGCGCTGCCCGGATGATCGAGGGCGTGCCGGTGCGCACACTGTTCAAGGGGACACTGCAGATCAACAGCGTGGACGGGAGGATTTAAGACATGAGCGAGATCAACAACACAAGCAACGACATGAACGAAGAGTTCAGCATCGAGATGGAGGACTCCACGGTGATCACGGTGCCCATTGACGATTCCCTGACCCGGGAGGGCGAGGCCGCGGACGCCAAGGCTGTGGGCGATGCCCTGGCCCGGAAGGCGGACGCAGACAGCGTGAACAACATCGACGTGAACAACCAGGAAGCGGACAACCAGGGACACATTATCCTGACAGCGGAACACGTTCCCATGAGCGAATCCGACAGCACTACCGTAAAAGCGAAAATCCAGGCGGTGGACGGGAAGACGGGCGAGACAATTCCGCTGACAGCAGAACAGGGAGCGCCTTCTATCGCAGAGGCCTTCAACGGCATCGGAGCGCAAAACGCCACCACGATCCCCATGAGTACCGCCCAGGGAGCGCAGACAATCGCCCAGAAGATCGCGGAGATGGAAACGGCGGCGGAAGGCATGGTGAAGAGCGTGAACAGTGAAGTGCCGGACGAGAACGGGAATGTTGAGATCACGGAAGTCCCGGCGGCACAGAACCTGACCAGCGACTCATCGCAGACGGTTGTGGGCGATTTCATTCTGCGGACGACCGGCGGCAGCAGATCTGTTGGCAGCGGTGATGCGCAGATCCAGGAAATCCGGGGAGCCATGCAGCACACAGGAGAAGTGCAGGAAGTGCTGGACATCTCAGTGTCGGAAGAAAGCGAAATCACGGCGGAGGTTGACGGGGACACCTGGAAGGAAGAGATAGACACAAGCGGGACATATGTCTTCAGCTACGACGGCAGCGTCTGGAAGCTGAACGGGGACACGGTTGACCTAAACGACTACGGCATCACGGTGGAAGGCACACCGGAGAACGGGGACACAGTGACCGTGACCTACGTGAAGGAAAACCGGGGACTGATCACACCGGCCACGCCGACAGCCTTCAGGGCGACCGGATGGAACCTGTTCAATCCTTCTGTGGGATATGCCCGCGTGGCGAAATATGACGGGGCGTACCACATCGGCGGGGCGTTCACGGGCATCCAGTTCAGCGCGACACTGAACGGCGAGAGAAGCGCACTGACGGTGCAGAACGGTTCCTTTACGGTGCCGGGTGACGGATTTGTGTGGGTGACCGGCGGAAACGCAACAACCACATACATCACCACGGAATGGACGGACTGGACAACCGGGCCAACTGTGGATTGGGAAGCCTACAGTGAGACGACCATCAGCATGGCGGCGATCATGACGGCGAACTTCCCCTACGGCCTGCTGGCGGTGGGCGCGATCTATGACAGCATCAGCATTGACCAGGGACGGGCCATCAGCCGGATCGAGCGGCTGGACTGGGACGAGGACACCCTGGCGGAGATCATCGACGAGGGCCGGGCTTACGACGTGGATGAGAACTACATCTACGTGGTGCGCACCAGCCCGGTGAGCACCACCATCAGCCTGAACGGGCAGTTCACTGCGAACGACCACGGCATTGAAATCATTGACGGCACCGAGGTCGCCCCGGTGACCATGATCCTGTACGGCCAGAACCTGAAGGCGAAGCTGACCAACGACGTGCTGACAATCAGCGCCCAGCAGCTGACGGACGCACAGAAGGCACAGGCGCGTGAAAACATCGGCGTGACCAGCCTGCTGAACGGGGCGATAGTTGTTGAACTGAAGACGGTTGTGGACAACTTGAGCATTGGGACAAACACTTTCAATGAGAGCTCATATTCCGTGGCAAAAGAAGGATACACGCCAATCGGCGTGCTGGGGTTCAATGTCGGCAATGCTTCCAACTCCGGCAGCGGACGCACAAGCGCAGTTTTTACGAAACTGTACGTAAGCAATGGAAACCTGACAGCCTGTGTCAAAAATGTAAGCACAACGTCAGCAATCAAGGTCAAGCTCAATGTATACATCATCTACAAGAAAAACGGCGTGTTTGATTAAGCAGAAGGAGGAGAGGGAATGAAATCCGCTGAGCATGTTTCTCAGCAGGCGGAGGAGCTGAAGAAGAGCGGAAAGCCCCTCCAGTATGTTGCATGGCTGGTTGCCCTGCTGTGTGTCGGCTGGGCCTACGTATTCGGGGCGCGCGGGGAGCTCTGCTCCCCGGCGAACCGGCGGGCCTACTACAAGAGCAAGGGCGCGGATCATCCGACAATCAAAAGCAAGTGCCCGGGGTTTGACAGCGGATCATGCAGCGGGTGCAAGTGGTACCCGGGGAGCAAGCGGACAAAGTTCTTTGACTGCCGGGGGTTCACGTACTGGGTGCTTTTGCAGGTGTTCGGCTGGAAACTGCAGGGAGCCGGCGCCACAAGCCAGTGGAAGAACGAGAAGAACTGGGCGGCGAAAGGCCCCATCAGCACCATGCCGAAGGACCGGCTGGTGTGCTTGTTTGTGGCGAAGGGGAGCACCATGAGCCATACAGGCTTCGGCTACAACGACGAGACGGTGGAATGCTCCAGCGGGGTGCAGCACTTCACAAAGCGGGCCGCCAAGTGGACACACTGGGCGATACCGGCCTGCTGCGATGAAAGCTACAAACCGCCGGAGAAGACCGAACCGAATGAACCGAAAAAGGAGGAAACCAAGGTGAGCAAGGCGACCATCCGCCGGGGAAGCAAGGGCGCTGCCGTGAAGGAACTGCAGACGCTGCTGCAGGAGCTGGGCTACGACCTCGGGCCCTGCGGGGTTGACAGTGACTTCGGCAAGAGCACGGAAGCGGCGGTGAAAGCCTTCCAGAAGGCCAGCAAGCTGACCGCTGACGGGGTGGTCGGCGCGAAGACCTGGGCGGCCCTGGAGAAGGCCGCGGCGGCACCGAAGGCGGAAACCTACCTGGTGACCATCAGCGGACAGACGAAAGCGAAGGCGGAGGAGATCTGCAAGGCCTACAAGGGCGCAGTAATGGAGGTTGAGAGCAATGGACGGTGAAACGGCGGCAATTGTGCAGGGATTGAAGGACACAATGAACGGCATCACACGGCGGCTGGAGAAGCTGGAAGGGCTGACCAGCTCCGTGCAGGACCTGGCGCTTTCCATACGCGAGCTGGCGACAAAGCAGAGCGCGATGGAAGAGAAGGTGGACGAAGTGACCAACAGTGTGAACGAACTGAAAGCGAAGCCCGGCGACAAGTGGGACAAGGCGGTCCTGGCCATCATGACGGGGGCCATCGGCGCACTGGTGACGCTGATCGTGAAGGGTTTCACGGGCTGAGCCTGATGGTGTTTCTACCTATTACATAAGAATAAAAAGGAGGACATGAAAATGAAATGGGACTGGAAAGAATGGGCAGTTGCGGCGCTGATCAGGGCGGTGAAGACTTTCGCACAGACGTTTGTAGCCTCCATCGCAGTTGGAGCTGCGGTGGAAGAAGTCCAGTGGCTCCGTGCGCTGAGTGTGAGTGGTGTGGCATTTGTAGCCAGCATCCTGACATCCCTGGCGGGTATTCCCGAGGTCAAGAAGTACGACCCCGCGGATGAAGAACTTGACTGACCGACATAACAGAAAGGACGGGTGAAGACAAGGTGAGGACAATCAGCTA